TGGTCGTTGTCGACCAGGAACTCCGCAACCAGCGCAAGCTGGTCGAGAAGATGCGGAAGTGGCAGAACAACTACAAGGGGATTAGGGAAGCGAAGGCGTTTCCCGCCGAGGGCGTAGCCAACGTAGCCACGCCAATCACCCGCTCTGACACTGACGCCATCTTCGTCCGCGTGTTCGACTCCCTGACCAACAAGCGCAAGGTATTCCTCATGAAGCCCAAGGGTGTCGCCGACGACATGGCCAAGGACAAAATCAAGAAGATAGAGACGGCCTTTGAGAACTACCTCAAGAATGTCGTCAAATTCAAAGAGAAGATGAGGAGCCCCATCCTCCAGGCCGTCAAGTGCGGGACCGGCATCGTCCGAATTGTCCATGAGACGAAGTTCAAGACGGCCATGCGGTACGCCTCCGAGTACGAGCGGAAGGACCCAACGCTCCAGAAATACAAGTCACCGTCCGGCGGGGACCCTCTCGTTAAGGACAAGTACTGTCTCTTCGACGGCCCAAACATGTACCCGGTGTCCAGGGAAGACTTTTTCATCTCTTCGGACGCGACGGACATCGACGAAGCCTACATCTGCGGCATGGGCTTCAACCTTCGCATGCCCCAGCTGAAGCTTAGGGCCAAGAAGGGCATCTACATCGAAGAGAACGTCAAGAAGATTACGCCAGAGCAAAACCAGCAGGAAATCAAGAATGACCGCACCGAGTCTCACGGAATAGAGAACATTCGCCCAGACACACCCTCCACGGACACAGTTCGCCTCCACGAGCTGTGGCTGTCGTACGACGTTGACGAGGACGGGGAAGAGGACGACATCGTCGTTACCTGGAACCATCAGACAGGGGTTATCGTCAAGGCTATCTACAACCCCATCTTCTACGGCTACAGGCCATTTTGCGACATCAGAGGTAACGCTATTGAGTTCACATACGACGGCGAAGGGGTCGCAGAGATTCTTGAGCCCATCCAAGAGGAAATCGACTCCCTCCACAACCTACGCCTCGACAGGCTGGCCCAAATTAACCTACCCATCACGCTGGTTCGCGGTGGGTTCGGTATCAACGACTTCAAGCTCACGCCGGGCAAGACGTGGGTTTTGGACGAAGACCTGGAAGCGGCTGTCAGGGTCATTACATTCCCTGATGTCTACTTCTCCCTCGACAGAGAAGAGGACAGGCTCGTCGCCTATGGCGACCGGTCCGTTGGCATCACGCCCAACGTGCTCGGAAATTCCACCGCCGAGCGGCCTGTCGCTAAGGAAACGCTGGCCAATTTAGAAGAGGCCAATAAAAAGTTCAAGAACCTGGCGGACGCCATTCGTAACGACTTCCTCGAGGTCGGATACAAACTGCTTGAGTGCTTCGCCCAGTACAAGCCCAAGTACGAATACGTAGACGAAAACGGAGTCAGTCAGGAAGTCCTGATGCCACTCGGCAACATCCGAGACATCCTCAGCTTGGACCTGGAAGTCAGTTCCGAGCAGATGAACATGGAAGTCCGCCGGGAAATGAACATCGCCAAATACCAGATTCTGTCAGACTACATGACGAAGCTGGCGACGATGGTCGAAGCGTTCGTGAACCCAGCCGTTCCGAGCGACATGAAGAACTTCATCCTGGCAGTGAACGACATGGGCGTCAAGATTCTCAACGACGTCATGGAAGACTTCGACGAGCGGAGCCCAGAAGAGGTCGTCCCGAACCTCCGGAGGGTCGTAGACGTCCAGAAGAACATTATGAATTCTCCGGACATGCAACCCCAGGTCCCTCCCCAGGCAGTGGGAGCGGGTGGACAGCCCGTTGAGGCTGGTCCCGGGCCAGGTGGAAACCCCGAAGTTCCGCAGGGGGGCGGTGCCCCCTTTCCGCCGGTGAGCTCGGCGGGAGGGAATGCTTCGGTAGCGGCTCCTCCGCCTCCAGTGAAGCTCAGTGACATCGTTCCGCCTCAGTTAGGAGGGGCCAATGGCTGACCCCATTCTTAAGGCGGCTTACGAGAAGTTAGAAGGCAATCTATTTTGGATTGAATATCGGAAGCGACTCGCGTCCTTGAGGGACCTTTCAGCCTCCACGGCAACCACGATGGTCGTCAGCGACCAGGCTGGTCTGTGGAACCTGGCTCGGTCCCAGGGGTCTTTCGTCGCTTACCGGACGGCACTCAGTTTACCCGAGACCATGACCGGTCTCCGTGACCCTGAGGGCAAGTAAACAGGAGAGTTGATTTATGGCTATTGACACACCTTCTCTCGCTGGTCTCGGTGACGCAGACTCTGATGACATCCTCGTCGAACCGGTAGCTCCGGTTGACGCCGACGCTGTCGTTGAAGAGCCGGTAGCCGCACCAGCCACCACACCCCCCGGGGCGTCCAAATACGGTGGACGGACCCCCGAGGAACTCGCCAGGATGCTTGAGGAACGGGACATCCAAAGCTCAAGAACGCTGGAATCAGCGGCACTTGCGGCTCACGATGCTCAATACTTCCGGACCCTGAGCGAGGTGACCGGGGCCACCCCGGCACCGGCTCCCCAGCCAGTGCCCGTGGCGGTTCAGGCACCACCGCCTCCTCCAGGCGCATTCGACCCTAAGTCAGTCGTAACCGAAGAGGAGTTTATCCGAGACCCCGTGGGAGCGAGTCACCGGATAGCGATGGCAAGCCGAGAGTTTGAAAGGCGTCAAGATGACGCCAGGCGAGTTACCTATGAGGCTCGTAACGCACAGAGGAACTTTGTTGATGGTCGGACAGCGGCCTTCGCGGAAACGCCCGCCTTGTTCAATGGCCTGGAGCACCAGGTCAGTGAGTATGTTGCGGCTTCTTTCCGAGACCGGCTAATCTCGTCCGACCAAATCCGTGAGCCAAAGACTTGGCAGTGGGTGGCCCAGCTCATCCGCTCCGAGCGCGGCGAAATGGACTTCAGCAAATACTACAAAACGCGTGCACCAGCCCCAATGCCCGCTGGCCACACTGAACTTCCGAACGGTCGTAAAGCCACCAAGGTACAATCTCCGCTCACGCCCGAGCAGAGGGAGCTTGTAAGGCTATGGGGAACAGACGAAAACGAGTTCGTCAAGGCCCACGATAAGCGGATTCAGGCGGAAGGAGTCTAAACGATGGCTACATTAGTTGACTTCAGATTTGTCGACCTGACCCGCTCCGTGTGGGACAAGGTTAAGTCCCAGCCCGAAAAAGGCAGGTACTATTTTTCGCGGAAAGTCTACGTCAAGAACACGGATTATAACGACGTCACCATTCGACCACTGCATGTCCTATCTTGGAATCGGTGGGACAAGGTAAACGATTACCTTGAGTTTAAGGAATGGCAGACCGAGCTGGAAGCAGAGGCGGTCAACTCAGCCGACAAGCTGTATTGGCCGGAGCCCCTCACGCCCAAGGCGGATGGGACATACGTCTGGAAAGACGCTATCCTCATGCAGGTGCCTTTCGCAAAGCACATGTCCGCTCGGAAAGAGGCCACTGATAGGGCCGAACAGATGTCGCGGCAGAACAAGCAGGAGTTCAAGAGCCTTGCCAATGAGCAGGGTGCCGACGTTGACATGCCGGACGACGAGTACACGAAAATCGGTATCTAAGGCCCAAGGCGACTCTTAGGAGTTAAATTTGGCTACAATGGGTTTCGCTTACATCGAAGGCCCGACGCACCTGATGGAGTATCCTCAGGCCGCGGAGCAGGCTTTCAAAAAGGGAGACCTCGTCTATCTCGTGGATGGAGCGGTGACAGTTATCGCCGCTGACACGCGGATTGGCGGGGTTGCCATGGAAGACGCTGGGGCTACCAGCGACATGATTCAGGTCAACGAGATTAGCCCCGACCAGCTTTGGGTTGCCGAAGCTGACGACACCACGACCCAGGCTATGGAAGGAGACGCCTTCGGTCTCAACATCGACACGCCTGGTAGCATGTCCATCGACATCGCGGACACGACTGACGTCGCGTTCCAAATCAAACAGCTCGACCCGCAGAGTGGGCCCACAACGGGCTCTGGCGGGAAGGTCATCGGCCGCTTCATCAACGCGGTTATTGCCGGGCTGACCGAGTAAGGAAGGTAAAGCACAATGGCTACTTACGGTTCAGTCGGTATCGTTTCTACACGGTGGGATTCTTCCACCAACCGCGACGTTTTCAAAACACTCGTCACGGAACACTTCAACTCCACAGACGGCAAGGCTCTTGTCGAATGGAAGGGTCTCTTCCGTGACATGAAGCTCAAGGATGACTACGAGAGAGTCATGAGGATTGCCGGTCTTGGTGGCATGCGGAAGGTCGTCGAGGGTCAGGGCATCATGCTCGAGGAACCCGCCTTCGGTGGTACCAAGGAATTCACTCTCGCTCGGTACGGAAATGGCTTCCGTATCACGGACCGCATGAAGCGGTTCAACAAAATCGGCATCATGAAGATGCTGACCGAGTCTCTCAAGAAGACCATGCTTGAGGGCAAAGACATCGAAGTCATGAAGGTCTACAACTACCCCACAGCGACCACGTACGCCGCCGGGTTCGACACCCTGGCCCTCGCTCACGCCACTCACACCACGCTGTCCGCTCAGAACTACAGCAACTACGCCAACGCGGCCCTCTCTAACGCCGCCCTGGAGACCGCTCTCCTGTACTTCGACACCATCTACGATGACAAGGGCAATGTCATGGTCCGCATTCCGAAGACCCTTCTCATCAACAAGAGTCTCCGCTTTACGGCGGCCCAGATTCTCAAGTCCACGAACGTCTCCGGTGAGCTCTCCAACACGAAGAACATCTTCCCCGAGTTCGACCTCAAGACCGTCATCAATCACCGGCTCAGCTCCACTACCATGTGGTACATTCTCGGAGACGCGAGCGACAAGATGTTCGGACCCCGGGTCTACACGGCTGTCGAGCCCGACCTGGAAACCAAGGACGCCCCTGACCGCTCTCGGGACACGGAAGTCACGTCCCACCAGTACTTCGTCTACGGATTCACTGACCCCAGGCTCGTTTACTGCGGCAAGGCGTAAGGAGGTCCAACCGTGGCTACCTCCAAACTCGTTCTCGCGGCTGGCGTTACAGCCGCCGGTAATGCGCGGCACATCTTCCTTTCGGATGCCACACCTCCTGTGTGGCGCTATGTTGACGCCGTAGCTACCGGCTATGGAACGACAGCCGGGACAGCCTTCGTGTCGGGCGGGACAACTGGTCCTACCGGCGTGACTGGTCCAACTGGTCCGACTGGTCCGACTGGTCCTACCGGCGTGACTGGTCCAACTGGTCCCACTGGTCCTACCGGTCCTACCGGCACGACAGGTGCCGCTGGTACAGCTGGTACAGCTGGTACAGCTGGGACAGCCGGTGCTGACGGCGCTACGGGCCCAACGGGTCCCACTGGTCCTACCGGTCCTACCGGCACGACGGGTGCCGCTGGTACAGCCGGGACAGCCGGTGCTGACGGCGCTACAGGCCCAACGGGTCCCACTGGTCCTACCGGTCCTACCGGTGACACAGGGGATGCCGGAACGGCTGGCGTTGACGGCGCGACCGGTCCTACAGGCCCAACCGGGCCTACCGGCCCAACCGGAGAAACTGGTCCTACCGGTCCTACCGGTCCTACCGGTCCTACCGGTCCTACCGGTGATACTGGCCCCACTGGCCCAACTGGGCCGACCGGCTCATAGCCGGGAGCTTTAACAATCTCGCGGGGGAGCCCATAGTGGGCTCCCCCCATTCTTCTCTCAAGGAGTGGCCGATGCATGCAGTGTGGGATTGGAAATGCCGGTGCGGGGAATTCATCCCCAATGTCCCGGCCACTGCCGATAAGGTCACGTGCCCCAAGTGCGGGCTAGAGGCACGGAAGGTTTACTCCGCGCCCATGGTCGTCTTTAAGGGCGGCGGATGGACACCAGTCTTTTACGGTCAAGGAGATAAGTAATGGCTAACATCCTCACAAACCCGGGCGTCCTCGCCCTGGACACAATCGACATCATCTCGCTAGGGGCTATTTATGTCAGGGCGTTCGAGTTCGTCCCCAGTGCGGCCGGGGACCTTTTCGTTCTCAGTTCCTACGACTTCAATGCCCCGCTTCTTCGCCGGGCCATCGCGTCGGGAACCATCACACTAGGGACGACCCTTACCGGGGCCGGGACAGACCTGCCCAGTACGTTCGCCGCTGGGGACATCTTTGAAATCCTCAACAGCCACACGACCGCCCTCGCGGCCAACATTGGCAAGAAACTCATCACGACCGCTGGCAACAACACCGTTGTCGTGTGCGCCCAGGCTGGATGGACGAACGAGGCGACTAAGGTCTACGAGGTCCAGAAGTTCTCGCAGTACGTCGCGTATTCGCTCAAGTCCCAGGCCACAACCCTGAAGGGCGAAGGGCGGAATTTCGGGAACCCAGGCATCAGGTTCGACAACCTTGCGCTTACAACCCTGACGAGTGGTGCCAAGCTCTATCTCTACGTTTAAGGAGTCCAACCGTTGGACAGCACGCCGTCGAATGACCTGACGAGAAACAAGGGAGAGAAGTGGTACGAGTGTGCCGCTTGCGGCCCGGCCAGGCTATACGTTCGGCTTCTTTTT